TCCATATATTTTTTTTTATAACGTGTACTTGAGCAGGATTCATAAACGCAGTAAGGTAGAATAAACTATGGAAATAGAAAAAAGGGGACCCCTCGAAAAAGACCTATTAACTACTGACCAATTAAGAATGGAAGTAGAAAAAAAATTCATTGAGCATATTAAACTTTGCCAGGATAATTTTTTATATTTTGTTCAAGAGGTTTGGCCTGATTTTATTTGTAGAAAAGAAAAGGACCCAAAAAAATGGGGGCACCATCAAATAATGGCAAAAGCCTTTACAGACATATCGGATAAGAAAAAAGGGAGGCTTATTGTAAATATGCCACCTAGACATACTAAATCAGAATTTGCTTCTGTGTTCTTTCCAGCATGGATGATAGGGAAGTTCCCAAAATTAAAAATTATGCAGGTAACACACAATGCGGAACTATCTTCTAGGTTTGGTTCTAAGGTTCGTAACTTAATTGATTCAGCAGAATATAAACAAATTTTTGGTGATGTCCGTTTACGACAAGACTCTAAAGCAAAAGGACGTTGGGAAACAAATCATGGTGGTGAATATTTTGCTGCTGGTGTAGGAGGCGCAATTACAGGACGAGGTGCGGATCTACTAATCATTGACGATCCACATACCGAACAAGATTCGTTATCTCGTAATGCTATGGAGCGATGTTATGATTGGTATGCATCAGGCCCCAGACAACGTTTACAACCTGGAGGCTCTATTGTTTTAGTTATGACAAGATGGGCGGAGAATGATTTAACGGGGACCCTCATCAGAAATCAAAAGGAAGAAAAAGCAGATAAGTGGAAATTAATTTCTTTTCCTGCTTTGTTAGAATCAGGGAACCCAGTGTGGCCAGAATTTTGGGAAAAAGAAGAACTACTAAAAGTTAAAGCATCATTGCCGATTAGAAACTGGTCGGCACAGTATATGCAAAACCCAACATCAGAAGAAGGTGCGATCATCAAAAGAGAATGGTGGCGACCATGGAAAAAAGATGTACCTGCATTACAACATGTTATTCAAAGTTATGATACTGCATTCAGTGCAAAAGAAACTGCAGACTATTCTGCTATTACTACGTGGGGAGTATTTTATCCGCAAGAAGGAGGCGCAGCTCATTTAATGCTATTAGATGCTATGAAGGGTAAATTTGATTTCCCTGAATTAAAAAATGTTGCATTAGAACAATATAGATTTTGGGAACCAGAATCCGTAATCATTGAGGCTAAAGCATCTGGGGAACCCCTAATGCATGAATTTAGAAGAATGGGTATACCAGTAATTCCTTTTGTTCCTAGCAAAGGAAAAGATAAGCATACCAGAGTAAATGCTACAGCCCCTCTATTTGAATCAGGGTCCATATGGTATCCAGAGGGAGAACGTTTTGCAGATGAGGTTATTGAGGAATGTGCCGCCTTTCCCCATGGTCAGCATGATGACTATGTTGATAGCACCACTCAAGCTGTGTTAAGATACAGGCAAGGTAACTTCTTTGATGTATCGTCAGATTATCAAGAAGAAAAAAATAATTATAAAAAAGAGTACAAGTACTATTAGGAGATTTATGTCAGATATAAAAAAAATTTCAGGTGCAGCAGTAACTGAAAGAGAATATGCAAAACTTAAAGCTTTAGAAGAAGGAGCCTCAGCTAAAGAAGATGTTTTAAAAAAATTAAAACAAAAATCTTTAAAAGACATGTCTGGAGCAGCAGTAACTGAAAAAGAATATGAATATTTAAAAAAAGGAATGAAAAAAGGTGGAATGACTAAGGGTCAAAAGAAAATCCGTACAGTCATGAGAGAGTTTAAAGCAAAGAAATTAAAATCTTCTTCTGGACAAAAAGTTACGAATCCAAAGCAAGCTATTGCTATTGCATTGTCTGAAGCAGGGCAATCTAAAAAAATGAAAAAAGCTGCAAGTGGTTCTTTCATTACTAAAGGCGGAGACTATATTAAAGATTTATTATAATGGGTCACGAAAATAATATTACTAAATCTTATGAAGTTAATGGTAAAACTAAATATTATAATGTGCCTGATCCTAAACATAACACTCCAGATATGAGTCTTCCTAAAGAATACGGAAAACAATATGATGATTTAGAGGAAGCCGTAGAAGGTGCAAAATCTATTTCGAAAAAATTAGATAAGTATTCTCACAAACATAATCAAGGCGGCATGGTAATAGGCAAACAAAAAGATTACATTAAGGGTTTATTATAATGGCTGAAAAGAAAAAAAAGACTTCTGATAAAATTATGGATGCCTTTGGTGTATTAGGAAAGTTTGATCCTTTCCAAACATACAAATACTACAGAGATATGGCTGAATACGATAAAGAAAAAAAAGAAGTTAAAAAAGAAAGTAAAGCAACAGGTGGTTTCATTGTTGGTAAAGGTGGCGACTACATAAAGGATTTATTATAATGAAAAAATCAAAAATTCAAAAAGCTTTCATTGGAAAATTTATTTCTTCTCTTCCAGAAATATTTTCTAAAGTTTCAAACGGTGTCATAGGCGGCGATAGTTCTGTATGGAGTAAAGATAAAATGGCTGGCCTAAGTAGCTATGCCCCAGGATCTTACGGTAGAGGGGAAAAAAGCACAGGACAAAAAACAGCAAAGGCTAAAAAAGGCTCTTTCATCATTACTAAAGGCAAAGATTATCTTAAAGATCTACTATAAGTATAGTCCTTAATTAGTTTGCATGTTAATATAATAACTGTTATAACAAATTAAGGAGAATAACCATGGCAAAAAAAAGTATGAGAAATCTTGCAAAAATTGCAGCAGGATTAGGAGCTGCATACGCTCTATCTAAAATGGGTAAAACAGATTCTTTTGACGGAACTGAAGGAGTATTTGAACAAACCGAATCTTTCAAAGGAAAAATGGCACCATCAACAGCAGGACGTATGGATGGCACTGAAGGAACATTTCCAGCTTCCGCAAAACCAAAAAGAGGAAGCGTTGAAGCATTTAGACAAGCTGAATCTGAAAGACAATCTAGAATTGCGGCACTAAAAAGTGGAGCACCTAAAATAGATAGGTCTGCATTCAATGCAAAAGTAAAAGCAATTAACGAAGCAAGAACTGGAATGAAAAATCAAAGATATAAAAAAGGCGGATCCGTTCACGTTAAAACAAAAATAGGATATAGTAAACCAACTAAGATTTGCTAATATGGCACAAGTCGACAACAACAATGAACTTCCTATAGAGGAAGTTGAAATGGAAGAAGTTGACGTAGAGTTACCTGAAGAAGAGCAAGATCAAATTCAAGAATTAGGTCAGGCGATTGATGAGCAGGTAGCCTTTTACGATAACTTAGCAGAAGACATGGACGAGCGTACGCTTGCTCGTATCGCTTCTCAATTGTTGGAAGACTACCATAAAGACAAAGTATCGAGAGCCGATTGGGAAAAAACTTATACCCAAGGTTTAGAATTATTAGGTTTTAAATATAACGATCAAACACGTCCTTTTTCTGGAGCATCAGGTGTAACCCATCCATTGCTAGCAGAAGCAGTAACACAATTCCAAGCACAAGCTTATAAAGAATTACTACCGAGTGATGGCCCTGTACGTACGCAAGTCGTTGGGGCTGAAACTCCTGAAGTAAAACAACAAGCAGAACGTGTAGAAGATTTCATGAACTATATGTTGATGGAAAAAATGGAAGAGTATACTCCTGACTTTGATCAACTATTATTTTATTTACCACTAGCTGGATCTGCTTTTAAAAAAATTTACTATGATGAATTAAAACAAAGAGCTATTTCTAAATTTGTACCAGCAGAAGATTTAATTGTTCCATACTATGCAACCGATTTAATGGATTGCGAACGAATTACTCATCTTGTTAAGATGAGTGAGAATGATGTACTCAAACAACAGAAGTCTGGTTTCTATAGAGATGTAGAATTAATACCAAAATCAACACAACAAAATACGATTCAAGATAAATTAAACGAATTAGAAGGTGTAAAACCAACTAGCGATAAAGAATATCAATTAAATATTCTAGAAATGCATGTAGATTTAAGTTTAGAAGAATTTGAAAAAGATGGTTTACCTAGACCCGATGAAAAAGAAATTAAAGTTCCTTACATTATTACGATTGATGAAGGCTCTCAAGAGATTTTATCTATTTATCGTAACTATGCACAAGACGATGAACTAAAAAGACGTAAAGAATACTTCGTTCACTTCAAATTTTTACCAGGATTAGGCTTTTATGGCTTTGGATTAATCCATATGATTGGTGGATTAAGCCGATCTGCTACTACTGCACTACGACAATTGCTAGATGCAGGTACGTTAGCGAACTTACCAGCGGGATTCAAGAGCCGTGGTATTAGAATCAGGGATGATGACCAACCGTTTCAGCCAGGAGAGTTCAGAGATGTGGACGCACCAGGCGGAAATATCAGAGATCAGTTCCAAATTTTACCTTTTAAAGAACCAAGTCAGACTTTATTTCAATTAATGGGCTTTTGTGTTCAAGCAGGACAGCGATTTGCTGCTATTGCTGACATGCAATTAGGAGAAGACGCACAAAATAGAGCGGTCGGCACTACGATTGCACTCTTAGAACGTGGTTCGAGGGTCATGAGTGCTATTCACAAGCGTTGTTACTATGCAATGCGACAAGAATTTAGATTATTAGCTAGAGTATTTGCAGATTACTTACCTCCTGTCTATCCTTATTCAGTATATAACGCAGATCGTGCAGTAAAAGTTGCCGATTTTGATGATAGAGTAGATGTGATACCTGTAGCAGACCCTAATATCATGAGTATGGCACAACGAGTAACGCTTGCTAATGAAAATTTAAAGATTGCTATGTCTGCGCCACAAATGCACAACTTACGAGAAGCTTATTCTAGAGTATATGAAGCATTAGGAACAAAGAATATAGATTCTTTACTGATTCCAGAAAAACAACCGATGCCTGAAGATCCAGGAACCGAGAATGCTAAGGCGTTAAAGATGGAATTGCTACAAGCTTTCCCAGACCAGGATCATGAAGCACATATCACGGCTCACGGAACTTTCATTCAATCACGAATGGTGCAAATGAATCCGATGGTCTATGCATTATTACAAGGACACATCAGTGATCACATTGCGATGCAGGCTCATGGAGAAGTAGGAGCATTGATTCAACAAGATCCGAACATGCAAGCAATGCAACAACAAGATCCTGATGGTTTTAAAGTATTATTTAATTCTATGGTTGCAAAACGAGTAGCAGAACTAACACAAAACTTAGTAGCTGCAGAAGGTGGACCACAACAAGATCCATTAGTAGCTTTGAAACAAAGAGAACTAGATCTAAAAGCATTAGATATCCAAAGAAGAGCACAAGAATCTATGGATGATATGATGAGAAAAGAAGGTGAGTTTGATGAGAAGTTAGATGTGGAAAAAATGAAATTAGAACAACAAGAAGAACAAGCGGCTGCTAGAATTAGAGTAGCACAGGAGAAAATTAATGTCGCAAGAGAAAAAAACAGGCAAAACCAAAAAGGTAAGTAAACGTTTGACCAAAACAAAACCCCCTAAAAAAGGGCCTAACCCTCAAGGTATATACGCACCTTTAAAACCAGAGTATTATTTGTAATATGGAAAAAAATATTAAACCAAAGAAAAAACCTAGATACATGAATGATCAGCTTCTAGAAGGAAGTGATCTAGATAAAGAATTAAAAGAGCCTACTATGGAAGGTCCTTTTAAACCATTTGAAGACGAAGAACCAGTCACATTAAGCGAAGGCGGAATGTGCCGAGGAGCAGGTAAAGCAATTACAGGAAAAGGTTTTAAAGGAGTATTCTAAATGCTCTGGAGTATCTTACCTACCTTATTCAAGACAGGTGCGGAAATTTTTAAAAATAGACAAGCTACAAAAATAGCTATGTCCGAAGCTGCCTTATTAACAGCGGAAAAAATGAAACGCGGTGAAATTGAATATCAAGGTAAAGCATTAGATTCACAAAAAGGGGATTGGAAGGACGAATTCATACTTTTGACGCTTTCAAGTCCACTGTTTTTATTGGCGTATTCTGTATTTGCAGAAGACGAAAAAATTGGTCAAAAATTAGACTTGTATTTTGAGAAATTACAGGCTATGCCTTGGTGGATAACTGGACTTTGGATTTCAGTAGTGGCTGCCGTGTACGGAATCAAAGCAACAGATATCATTAACACTAAAAAAGGAAAATAATATGTTCAAAAAAATAAAACAAAAACTTTGTGAACTAGTTTGTAAAGTATTTGGTATTACACAATGTTTGTGTAATCACGAATGTAACTGTAAAAAGGAAAAGAAATAATGAAAGAAGGATATCATAAAACAAAATCAGGTAAGATGGCTAAAAAAGGTCTTTGGTATAATATTCAACAAAAGAAAAAAAGAATTGCTGCAGGCTCTGGTGAAACTATGAGAAAACCTGGAACCAAAGGTGCTCCAACTGCTAAATCAATTAAAAAATCACAAAAGAAAAAATAATGATAAAAAAATATTTTAAAAAATTAATTAATAAAATATTTGGTAGACGCTGCGTTTGTGGCAGATGCCGTTGTGATTATTAAACACTTTCCTATCAACCCAAAATAGTATAGAAAGCTATTATGATTCAAGGTGATAGTAGTGAATATGATTTATTAGAGGGTGCTTGTAAACTAGTACCGTGGCCCGAGGTTCTTTCTGCTGAGATTGGAGTACGCCAAGGACAAGGGTCTAAAATTATCCTAGATAGTTTTAAGAATAAAAAACATTGGCACATTGGAATTGATCCTTATGGTAATTTAAATTACCAACATTACGATAACAGTACATCGTACACATGTGATTATACTAATAGTATGAAATTACAGTTAATCAAAGATTTACCGTACGAACATTTTACTTTGTATTCGATTGGGGACGATGAGTTTATGAAACGCTTCCAAGATGGTGTTCCTATTTACAGAGATAAAAAAGAAATTATTAATACTTATGATTTAGTTCATTTTGATGGTCCTCATAAAACCATAGACGTGATCCGAGAGACCTTATTTTTTGCAGACAGATCTAGAATAGGATCTATTTTTATTTATGATGATTATCCTAAATTTGATATGAATCTTATTGGTAATATATTAATTACTCATTTAGGTTTTGTCCCTGTATTAAAAGGTGATAATAAAATAGCTTTACAAAAGAAAAAAGATGCTTGATTTAGGAACATTAGACCAAGTTAAACACTATATTAAAAAACAAATAGAGCAGACGAAAGACCATATTTGCTATGGTGTAGACACAGTCGATAAACTCCATTACTCTAGAGGGAAACTCAATGCCCTAGAGGTATTGCTACAGGATCTAAAAGACCTGCAGAAGAACATGGAGAATGTCGATGACGATAGTAACACCTGATACGTCCTTAATAGGCGTGTCAAAAGAAAATCCCGCACCTGAATCTAAGGAGCAGGAAATACCCACCGATCCAGAAGGTATACAAAAATATCTGGATGTAATTCCCAAACCAGTAGGATACCGACTTTTGGTTCGACCTTATGCAGGTCCGAAAAAAACCAAAGGAGGAATTCTTCTTACAGATAATGTAAGTGAAACTATTCAAATGACAACCGTAGTTGGTTTAGTCGTTGCATTAGGAGATCTTTGTTATTCAGATAAAGATAGATTTCCCAAAGGCCCTTGGTGTAAGGAAGGTCAGTTTGTAATCTACGGAAGATATGCTGGCTCGCGTTTTAAAACAAAATACGGTGAGCATCGTATTTTAAATGACGATGAGATTATTGCTACCATCGCAAAACCTGAAGACATACTTCATTTATATTAAATAGGAGAACATATAATGTTAGAAGAAAAAGAAACATCTAAGTTCGAATCACAAGTTGACTTAGATACGGATGATGTAAAAGAACAAGACATCCAAATAGAGACTAAAGAAGAAAAATCAAAAGAACCTACCTTAAATGTAGGGGAAGTTGATTTAGGATATACTTCGCATAATAAAGAAGAAACAAAGGAAAAAATTGAAGTAGAAGAAGAAACAGACAGACCTACTCCAAGTAATCCCAATCCAAAAAAAGAAACCAAAGAAGAAGCAGCAGACGATCTGAATCAAATATCTGAATCGGTTCAAAAAAGAATAGATAAATTAACTAGAAGATATAGAGAAGCAGAACGTAGAGAGCAAGCAGCATTAGAGTTTGCACGAGGTCTTCATAAAAAATATGAAACATCAGAAAAAAGATTAGATAGTGCTGATGAACAATACTTGAAAGAATTTGATGCAAGAGTAGATGCACAAAGAGAACAAGTACGAATTAAATTAAAATCTGCTATTGAAGCTAATGATACTGATGCCATTATGCAAGCGAATGACGAACTAACACAGCTTGCAGTGCAAAAAGAAAAAGCTAAATTGCAAATGGCTGATCGTGCGGAACGATTAAGACAATTAGAAGAGCAGAAAAAAATACAAGCTTCTGAGATACAGGAACAGCAAAGAGCTAAACCTGTGGCTCCAGAACCTAGCCCAAAAGCTAAGTCCTGGGCTCAAAAGAATACTTGGTTTGGTAATGATAAAATCATGACTAATGCCGCTTTCACCATCCATGAAGATCTAGTGGGTATGGGTGTTGATGTTGAAAGTGAAGAGTATTATAATGAAATAGACAAACGAATGAAGGAAAATTTCCCTCATAAGTTTTCTGTACAAGAGCAACGAAGAGAACCCGTCCAACAAGTTGCTAGTGCTGGAAGACAACAGCAAGGACGCAAAACTGTGAGACTCACCAAATCACAGGTGGCTATTGCCAAAAAATTAGGGGTGCCACTAGAAGAATACGCTAAATACGTGAAGGAGGTACAATAGTATGAGCGATAATAAGTTAAATAAGACTTCACGCGCGTCAGAAGAACATAAAGAGGTTAGAAAAAAACCTTGGACGCCACCATCAGCTCTGGACGCACCGCCTGCGCCAGTCGGCATGGTCCACAGATGGATCAGAGTCGAGTCTATGGGTTTCCAAGATACTGCAAACGTATCTAAGAAACTTAGAGAAGGTTGGGAATTTGTAAGAGCCGAAGAAATTAAAAATACTATCGGTGATCATGGATACCCAGTTATTCGAGACGGACAATACGCAGGTTTGATCGGGGTTGCTGGCCTTGTGTTGGCAAGGATACCTGAAGAGATTGTGCAATCGCGCTCTGAGTATTTTAGTAAAATTACTCAGGATAAAATGGAAGCGGTTGATCATGATGTCATGAAGGAGCAACGACCTGAGATGCCGATTAATATTAATCGACAATCTCGTGTATCTTTTGGTGGTGGAAGTAAGTCCTAATTTTGTGACAATAACCATCCCAAAATAAACTGAAACAAATATAAAAAGGAGTACTAACAATATGGCTAACGTAGCTGAAAAATATGGTCTTAGACCAGTAAGAAAGTTAGATGGCTCTCCGTTTATAAATGCTCAGAACAGATACAGAATTAAAGCAGGTTACGGCACTGCGATATTTCAAGGGGATTTGGTAATACCAACTTCTACAGGATTTATCCAAAGAGCTACTGCTAACACTTCTGATGCTGTTGTTGGAGTATTTAACGGGGTGTTCTACAACGATCCGACTACTCAGAAACCAACTTGGAAGAACTACTATCCTGGTGGAATCACACCGACTCAAGGCGAAATCATCGCTTCAGTCATTGATGATCCAGAAGTAGTTTATTCAATTGATTCTGATGGAGCATTCGCTGTAGCAGACATCTTTAAGAACTTTTCAATCACTAACGTGACTGGAAATGTTCAAACAGGTATATCAAAAGTTCAATTAGATTACTCTGTATCAGGAGTTGCAAATACATTTGCAGTTCAAGCTATCGACATCTCTCAAGATGTAGGTAATGATACAGCTGGTTCTGTGAACGCTGATGTTCTTGTAAGAATCAACAATCATTTCTACTCTTATGGTGGAAATGGTGTAGGCTTATAATAGGAGAATAAATAATGGCTATATCACGATCACAACTAGTTAAAGAACTAGAGCCAGGATTGAATGCACTATTCGGCCTGGAATATAACAGATATGACAATGAACATGCAGAAATCTTCATGACTGAGTCATCTGACAGAGCTTTCGAAGAAGAAGTAATGCTAACAGGTTTTGGTGCTGCGGCAGTAAAATCTGAAGGTGCAATGGTTAATTTTGACCAAGCATCTGAAGCTTACACTTCTAGATACACTCATAATACAGTAGCACTTGCTTTTGCTATTACTGAGGAAGCTATTGAAGATAACTTGTACGACAGATTAGCATCTAGATACACTAGAGCACTTGCTCGTTCAATGTCTCAAACTAAACAAATCACTGCGGCTAATGTACTAAACAATGGTTTTAGTTCATCATACCCAGGTGGTGACGGAAAAGCTTTATTAGCTAACGATCACCCTCTGTCTAATGGTGGATCTTTCAGAAACATATTGTCTACAGCAGCTGACTTATCAGAAACTTCTTTAGAGCAGTCTCTGATTGACATCGCAGCATTTGTTGACGAAAGAGGATTAAAGATTGCTACTATGGGTAGAAAATTAGTAATTCCAAAAGAATTGCAATTTACTGCTGAGAGAATCTTAAAATCTCCTCTATCAACTACACCTGGTGGATCAAACGCGTTCGCTAAAAACGATATCAACGCGATGATGAACATGGGTATGGTACCAGAAGGTTACAGAGTTAATCATTTCTTGACTGACACTGATGCTTTCTTTATCCTTACTGATGCACCAAATGGTATGAAGCACTTTGTAAGAAGCGCTATCAAAACTGCCATTGAAGGTGATTTTGATACTGGAAACGTTAGATTTAAAGCTAGAGAAAGATACAGCTTCGGTTGGTCTGACCCTAGAGGAATCTTCGGTTCTATAGGAGCATAATCAATAAAACTTTTGTGGGGGCGTATTTACGTCCCCACAATTTAAAGATACAATAGAGGAATTATGGGATTTAAATGTGATATTCAAGCAACTAGATCAGATGCTGCTCCAGGAGCAACAGCAATCGTTGCACCTTCAATTAGATTAAGAGCTATTTCTGTTGCTTCCAGTGGAGCAGGAGCAGGAGTTCTTTCATTATCAACTGGATCAAGTACTGGTACTATATTATTAACTGTAGATGTTCCAAACAATGATGTTTATACTTTAAATCTTCCAGAAGATGGAATTGTTTTTCCACAAGGTATTTATTGTCATACTAAAACAAACATCACAGCATATACTGTATTTACAGATAAATATTCAGGAGCAGGCTTAGTATCTCAACAGCCGTAATCTAAATGGCTAGAAATCCGTTTGCTATACCAGGAACTGTCTTGGATCAATATGCAAATATTTCACAATTACCAAGTGGTAAAAATAACGGCACCTTACAAGAATACGTTGAAGAACAAGAAGTAAAGCCAGTAGGTGCTGCTAAAGGAGGAATGCCTCCTAGAAATAAAAAAAATTTTAGGTCTACTAAAGCAGGAGCGGGAATGACTCAAGCTGGAGTTATGGCTTACAGAAGAAAAAATCCTGGAAGTAAATTAAAAACAGCAGTAACAGAAAGTAATCCAGGTCCCAAAAGAGCTGCAAGAAGAAAATCTTTTTGTGCTAGATCAGCAGGGCAAATGAAAATGTTTCCCAAAGCAGCTAAAGACCCAAATTCAAGATTACGACAAGCTAGAAGAAGGTGGAAATGCAGATAGTCTATGAAATTAAACGAAAACACAAACATAGCTTTACCTATT